GTATTTTCTCGGCGCGATGGCTGGCGATGGATATATCAGGAAGGCGGCTTGTAGCTTTACAAATGCAGATGCCGGGGTTGTTTCCTATATGCAAGAAGCGGCCAAGTCCATCGGGGGAAACATAGTCCAAAAAGGGAATAAATATAATTACTCGGTTATCACCAACGGGAAAGCTGGGCGCAAGGGTTCTCCTATAAGAACACTTCTTAACGATTCGGGGTTAGTCGGTAAGCATTCGGAAATGAAAACCGTTCCGAAATCCGTTGTCTCAGGTGGCCGGGATGCATGGCGAGGATTCCTCAGTGGCTACTTTGATACGGATGGTAGTATCCGCAAGCAAGGCGGAAAACAGACACCGGCAATGTATTGGAGCAGCACGAGCCTTCAGATGCTTCAAGAATGCCAGCACCTACTTGCCATGCTCGGCATTCAATCCGCAATATATCGAATGAGTCCCGGAGGCGCAAAGAAGATTGCAGGGAAGGTTTGCAAATACCTCCCATCATGGGGGCTCTATGTTATGGGCCTATCTCAACTGAGGCTCCTTTCTGAAGTTATGTTTTCAGCGCACACCGAAAAGGCCAAACGGCTAAAGGCATATTCAAAGGCGGAGCCAACCTGTTACCGTGAAGAAAACTTCTTATATGACCGCATCGTTTCTATTGAGGAAATTGGAGAAGGTGAAACGGTAGGGATTGAAGTTTTTGGATGCCACACCCATATAACGGGCGGAATCGTAACTCACAATTCCAGGCAGTTCCAAATCCCAGAAATAGCGCGATGGTTTAACTTGCCGCCGCACAAACTGAAAGACTTGACGCGTAGCTCCTTTAACAACATCGAGAGTGAACAAATCTCTTTTGTAACTGATTCCATTCTTCCTTGGCTGGTCACGCTCGAGCAGCAATACGACACGCAGCTACTCACATTGGATGAGCAAATCAAGCAAAACCTCTTTTTCAAGCACAATGTAGAGGGTTTATTGCGCGGATCCGCGGAAACCAGGGCCCGACTTTATCAGGCAATGTTCCAGGTCGGCGGGATCTCCCCAAATGACATACGAGAAAAAGAGGACATGGATCCTATCGATGACCCCATGGCGGACGAGTATTTCGTACCCATGAACATGGTGCCCTTGTCGCTCGTCAGGGAGCAGCTGAACAAGAAAAATACGCCGCAACCCGGCAATAATGACTTTACAGGCGAAAAAGGGGAGAAAACGGAGGAAAGATCATGAAGAAATGGTTTGAAATAAAGAATGCCAGCTCGGAGACAGCGGAAATTTGGATTTACGAAGAGATAGGCGTTGACTGGTGGACAGGCGAAGGCTTAACCGCCAAGCAGTTCCAGAAAGAATTATCCGCGATAAAGGCATCCAAGATTGATCTTCACATCAACAGCATGGGCGGCGAAGTTTTCGAAGGAATAACCGTTTATAACCTACTTTTGCAGCACCCAGCGACAATTACGACATACATAGACGGCCTTGCGGCATCGATAGCATCAGTAATCGCCCTGGCAGGGAGCAAAGTGATCATGGCGGAAAACGCTTTCTATATGATCCATAACCCCTGGGGAATGGAGGCGGGAGATGCGAACGCGATGCGCAAAATGGCCGATCTGTTGGATAAGACCGCCTCCAGTATTATTCTGCCATACGCGAACAAAACAGGCATGGAAGAGGACAAAATAAAGGAATTAATGGACGCTGAAACGTGGATGACGGCCTCAGAAGCCCTTGAATATGGGTTCATCGACGAGACAGCTGGCAAAATGGACATGGCAGCTTGCGCGAAGTTTATCCCTGCCATGGCAAAAGCTAAATTCAAAAATATTCCTGCAAATATAGCAGACAATAAGAAGACGCCCACGGCGAGGCAGTTGGAACGTGTTCTTCGTGAACATGGAGGATGCACAGAACAGATGGCTAAATCTATCATTATGGAAGGATATAAGGGAGATCAACGGGATGTTGCTCCTGAAGCGGATCAACGGGATGTTGCCGCGCCTATTAAGGAAACGAAGGTAGATAATGTGGCCAAAAAACCTGTGCGCATTGCAGAGCGGCGCATCGGACCGAATTACACAGCACAGCAAAAGGAGGAACAAAACAGATGAAAACAATAAGCCAGTATCGAGAGGACATCAAATTATTGATGGACAAAGTTCAAGCAGTAAAAGACAAATGCACCAGCGAAAACAGGGACCCGGTTCCAGAGGAAGTGTCTTATATGAAAGACCTTCATGGCGACATTAAAGAGCTTACGAATATCGTGGCTACTCTTGATGAGCACGAAAGGCTCAGGACATCACTTGAAAAACCGGAAGCCGCCGTGACCCACGAAACAAAACGACCCGCGCTCAGTGTCCAGATTAAGGACAAAGAGAAATTCAGCTCTTTTGGTGAGCAGATGTTCGCAGTTATGCGAGCAGGGCAGCCCGGAGGCCATGCAGATCCACGGCTTTTCAATGCCGCAGCGTCGGGCTTAAATGAATCGATAACTTCAGACGGCGGGTTTCTTGTTCAACAGGACTTCAGCACTGAATTGATCCAGCAAGTTTTCGAAACAGGCATACTTGCTTCAAAGTGCCGACGTATGCCGATAAGCGGCGTCGCAAACGGCATGAAGATCAATGGCGTTGATGAAACGAGCAGAGCAAGCACACGCTGGGGCGGGATACTCGGATACTGGGAAGAAGAAGCAGCCGAAAAGACGGCAACTAAGCCGAAATTCCGCAAGATTGAGCTTAACCTTAAAAAGCTGATCGGGCTTTGCTATGCAACCGATGAACTTTTACAGGATGCGGCAGCATTGGGCGGCTACATTCAACAGGGTTTTATATCTGAATTCGGGTTTTTGCTCGACGATGCAATAATCAACGGAACAGGTGCGGGGCAGCCTTTGGGCATCCTCAATGCTGGTTGTCTTGTGAGCGTTGCAAAGGAAACAGGGCAGAAGGCGGCTACAATCATGGCTGAAAACGTGGTCAACATGTATTCTCGCATGTTTGCTTCAAGCAGGCCAAATGCCGTGTGGCTTATCAATCAGAATATTGAACCGCAGCTGTTCACCATGAGCCTTGCGGTCGGCACTGGCGGCATACCGATATACATGCCTGCTGGCGGGCTTTCGGGTCAGCCGTATGGAACATTGTTCGGCAGGCCTGTAATTGCAATTGAGCAGGCGGCAACATTGGGAACTGTGGGCGACATTATATTCGCAGACCTTAGCGGCGGGTATATTCTTGCTGAGAAGGGCGGCATACAGTCCGACATGTCAATCCATGTTCGGTTTGTGTATGACGAGTCGGTATTCAGATTCGTCATGCGGGTCGACGGTCAGCCTGTCAGGGCAACAGCATTGACACCATACAAAGGCGGGGCAAACTACACTCAGAGCCATTTTATTGCTCTGGCAACAAGATCATAGGGAGGGTCTAACAATGTTAATTAATCCAGAAACAAATCCTTTTATTTTAGGGCACGAACCTGTCGCTGCTGATGCATTGCTTGACGGTTCGGCATGGGTTGACCTCAGCAAGGCAGAAGGGGTCTTGATGATCGTGCAGCATTACCGTGGCGGCGATGAAGATTTGGTGCTGACTGTTCACGAAGGTACTGCCGCATCAGGAACAACCGCAATCACCACAGGGGCGGAGTTTCCGATCTGGGTAGCCCTTGATGCCTTAAATGATCCCACATTGGTAAAACAGGCAAACGGTCTTGGGTTCACTATCAACACAGGTGACTATACAGGATCACAGGTTGTCGTGTTTTATGTTCCCGCAGCCAACTTGTCGGCGGGGTATCGGTACGTACAGCTTGGGGCGAGCGGCGGCCATTCATCCAGCATCGTAAGCGTTCTGTATCAGCTGGTCGGCACTCGGTTCCAACAGGATCAGGCGCTGTAAGAAGTGAAATAAAACAGGGGACGGCTGGAAAGATGCCGCCCCCCATCCACTAGGAGGGTGAAAGAATGAACTACAATCCAAGCACAATAGGACGAATTGGCGATATTCACTCAGGCATACGATCAGAAACAGGATCACTGGCTG